AAAGAACTCAACAGAAACGTTATCTCTAACCCATAGTTGCGTACCCATTCCGAAGTTACCAACTAAATAGTCTCCAGTTGGAATAGCCGTGTTAATTACAACAGGCACTCCTAAGAAAGTAGGCTGCAATCCAGCGTAAACAGAATCTTTAATGTAGTGGTTATCTGAACCTTTCAATAATAAGATTTTGTGGAAATCTGTTGGGTTAAGCATAATATAATCAGCGTTGTAGTTAGATAACGCTAATTGGTTTAATGCAGCAGTTAATACGTCAAATTCGTTAGCAGCTTCAATTGCACCAGCGAAAGAGCCAGCAGCAAATGCAGTTGCATCTGTAATGATACCAGATAAGTTAGAACCTGTACCAGCACCGCTTAAAATTTGCGTGTCCTCAACTTCCAATAATTTCTCTGGCGCTCTAGCCGAAAGGTAAGAAGTAAGTTGTGGAGTATCCAAGAGCATCTCTTCACTTATTCTAAAAAACGTGCCAATTTTGCGAACGTTAGCGTCAGCAGCAGTCATATCGAAATCAGACTGTGCCAAAGTAGCGCCTTCTGCAACTGGTGCAGCAGCGTTGTTGTAACCGCTTTCTTTTACAAATCTTACAACGTCAGAAGTAGTAGACCCTTGTGGGATTAACTGTCTTGCGTGTACTGGTCTTGTTGGGTCAAATTTGTACCCAGCTACTCTATTAGCAGGAATAACCTCGCCAGTAAAGTCTGCGCCAGTTGTCATATCCGCTTTAATTTCAAAAGAAGCAGAACGAGAACCACCTTTTACAAGGCTTTCAATTGCTCCGTCTTTTAATGCAGATAATAAACCGTTTTTGAAAGTTGCAGGTTTAGAAGCCTCAAAACGCTTTTTGTTAGCAGTTTCGTTAGCGTCTAATCTTTCGTTTAGTTCATTAAACTTGTTTACAAGGTTAGTAACCTCGCCTTTAATCATTTCGTCTGCTTTTCCAGTAGCAGACTCTAATGCTTGACCGTATGCTTTTTCGATACGAGTGTCAATTTCGTTAGATATATTATCTAACTGTGATTTTAAATTTTCGTCCATTTTAATTTATTTTTTAAGACTGTTATACAAATATTTCAATACTTCGCTAACATCTTCGTTTTTTGTTTCCGGCAAAGTGTCTTCAACAGACGGCTCTGTGGCATTTACAAATAAAGATTTTAGTTTGTAAAGTTCAGCTTCAATAGCATAGCCTAACTCGTCGGATATATCGCCCTTACGAATTAGTTTAGCTAGGTTATCATATTTATTAGCTATTTTTTCAACGTCTACATTTCCTTTTATATCTAATATAAGGGCCTGGTCGTTTGCTGCTAATGTTACGGCGCTAATTTCAAAAAGTTTTACTTCTCTAATTTCACGGTAACCGTTAGCCATTCCTTTATTAATTGGCAATATACCAACGCTATTTTCAGTAACAACGCCAGCCTTAATTAACTGCATTACGTCTTTACCTAATCTAGTCTGCGGTATTTCAGCTTCAAATACTAAACCTTTTTCGTCTTCGTATAGGTTTAACATTTTACCTAGTGGCCAATCCATATTATGCTGGTATAAATACCTAACACGGTCGCCGTTTTCCTTTATAGTTTTAGTATATGCGCCTTTTGTAATTATATCGCCATCGGAATCTACATTCCCAAAAACAGAACCGTAACCTTTAACGATACCGCTTTTATTGTCAGCGTCTATAAGTTCGCCAATCGGCGATGCTTTATATAACATCATAGTTTATAAAATTTGTGTAAAGATATTAAATTTTGTTTTATTTATGTAAGGCCAAAACCTATGCCTGTAATAATATCAGTTGTATTTGCATCTGGCTTTGGAAAAGGCGCCGCAGAACACCTACAATTTACAACGTTTCTAGCGTTACCACTACCAGGCCCAATTATATATTCGCCACCTACAAAAAAGTTTTTATTAAAATCTACTATTTGTTTATTAGCAGCACCGTGCCATTCTCGTTCCCTTCCGTCCATTGAAGTAATCCATTCCTTCTGCATATCTTGACCAGCGTAAACGCTTTGAGCGCTTCGCATTGTCGCTACATTTGCGGCCCTTGTTGCTTCCGTTCTTACTAAACGCCTGGCTTGAAATTTACTGTAGTTATCATATTGGCGCATTAACATTCTAGCCCTTACAACTTCGCCCTCTGCCATAAATATAGGGTCGGCCATTAGCTTACGCAATACACTAAGCAAATTACCCTTTGCGGTGCCTTGTACAAGCGAAACCCTTTCAGCAGCCACTTGCATACCATAAGAACGGAAATAAGCCCTCCAGCTTTCTTGCTCTTGGGTTGCATCGAATTGTTTAGTAATAAATTTGTCTGAATTATTTGCATACCAATTAGCAAATCGCATACCAATACCTTCGTAAAGGTTTTCGTAACCTTTTTGGAAACCGTCTTTTGTAAATACCGCTAATAAGTCAGCAGAATTTAAACCGCCGTTTTGCGTGTATATATCTACGGCCTTTTTGCTTTCTGTTAAATAGTATTTAGTAAACTCTTTTAAACTTGCAGCTTCGGCAGTATTTAAAAGGCTTTCAAATTCCTTTTGCCATTTTGCCCTTTGCTCTTTAGTCATTTACTCTTTGTTTGGTTGGTCAAGTAATGGGTCTGGCATATTTAAAGGCATAAGATTGGCTGGTATAAAAAAGTCGTCCATTTGTACGTTATCTTCTCTGCCATAATACATCGCTTCACGCTTTTCGTTTGGCGAAACCCACCACGCTTGGCTAAGTTGCCCTACTATTTTTTCTAATTCGTCTTGTAATTCTGGAACGGCGCTATAATCAAAATCAATATAAATGTTAGGGCCATACTGCGGCGCTAACCATCTGTTTAATTCGTCTCTTAATTTTACCAATTCTGGAATAACCGCGTTTTGATATAAAGCCTTTTTGGCTTCCTTCATATTGTTATAAGTAGCGCTATCGGTATTGTTTAATAATTGTACCGGTACGTTGTAAACGTTACATAAATCTTTAACAGTAGAATTATATTGTTCAATAAGCGCCAAATCAGTAGCAGGCAATCCAAAGTTTACCCAGCTTAATTTTGACGGCGTTATAATTATATCGCCAGCATTTTGGCTGCCCTGGTGCTGCTTTCTGAACTTATCTTTTAACGCTTGCGCTTGTACTTCGTTTATATCGCCTTCTTCTGACATTAATATACCCCTAGCCGTTTGGTTCTGTAAGTATTTAACACCTGTTGTAAGCGCTTCATTGTTTGCGGTTAAAGAACGTAAACCAGCGCGTAATGGCGACTGTCCGTATAAATGCGTTCCAGTTCCGTCATAGTCTGGGTTAAAATCTTTAATATGGCAAATAGAATCTGCTGGCGCTTCAAACGTTCCGTTGTATTGCAGCTTGTACCCTTGTACTGGTTCCATAATTCCGCCACTTACTATTTCAACGTTTTGCGAAGGCAATACATATAATTCTGTAAATTTATTAGCATTACCGCCAGTTTCTGGCCCAATACCATAAATAAATCTGTTACCAGTTAATTTACCAAAAGCAATTACTTCTGTAAGCCAGGAATTGTAAGACTGCGCAGGGTTAGGACGTTCCATTAATTCGTGTAATGGGTGTCCTTGTAATTCGTTAAATGCTTTGCCTTTTAATACCCTTGCATTGTGCATTACATTAGCGTCCATATATCCGCTAGTCATTGACTTGTAGCGCTTAGAATCCGCAACGTTTTTAACCTCATAAACTTGAAGCGGTATTGTAGTTGCCGCCTTCGTAATTAGGTTAATAATAGAGTAAACGGTTGCGTTTGTTTGGTAACCTTGCTTTATATACGTTTCGTCGTTCTCTTGGTTCCATACTATGGAATTGCCAAGCCAGTTATAAAGCGCCTTATTATAATTAATATTGGTGTTTTGTGCGCCTTTAGTAACTAGCGACTTAAATCTGTCTAGGATAGATGCCATTGTCTATATAAAATTTTTTGTAAAAATACGAATTTTACACTACAAAAAAGTTATTAATTAAATTCCTTTCGATTGAGTAACTCGTAACGTCAATATGTTCGTCGTGTTTTGCGTTAGGGAAAGTGCTTACTTGCTGTATAAAAGCATCGTTCCAATTGTCCTTAACTAAATATACCCTTCCGCCTTCTATAAATGGCGAAGATGCTCTGGCCCTTTCAATTTTTGAATATCTAACAAAATTGGTTTTTAATTCACTTACATTAAAATTTGTTTCTCGCCTTAGTAATTGCACTAATGATTTACCGGACGCTTTAGGCTCGACTAATATTTGTTGTATTGGCACCCCGCAGCTTTTCACAAAACTTTCAATAAAGGTTTTAAGTTCTGGCATCTCTAGGTATTTATCTATGCTTTTAAGAACGTACAAATTTCCGTCTTTACCTTTACCGCTTATTTGTATTCCTGTGGGGTCGTTTTTTGTATCTTTTGTATAGGCGCCATCAATAAACATCTCCCAATATACATCGCCTGGTATCTCTGCTTTATTTACAATATTAAACCAATCCTTACGCCATTCTCCACCCTCTTGCGGCGCAGGCTCTTGCATATACTGACCACTAAACGTATAGCGGTCGGCTTGCCTTATAGCTTCTAACTCATCAAAACTATGTTTACTGGGCCAAAGTACATTATTGTTTTCGTCTATTGCAGCCAGCTTTAAATGGTGCCATTCTTCGCCACTTCCACCGTCTAATAAATACCCGCTAAAATCTTCTTCGTGTAGCCTTTGCATAATAACTATAATAGGTACGTCTCTGCTATTTACACGCGACCTAATTGTGGTATTGTATCGGTTATTAATAAACGAACGCTTAATATCCGAAACAGCATCGTCTGGCTTTAAAGGGTCATCAATAATAATAGCCCCACCAGTACCAGCACCAAAACCAGTTATAGCACCTCCAGAAGCAGTAGCATATACACCACCGCCGGCAGTTGTGTACCATTTCTTTTGGCTCTGGCTATCTTTTTTAAGTTGTAATGGCCATAGGCTTTGATATGCGTCATTTGTAATGTATTCCCTGGTTTGGCTTGAATTATCTAACGCCAAGGCATCAGAATAGGATAAATGTATAAATTTAGCGGCTGGGTTTTTAGCAAGCGACCAGGCTATAAACATTTTTACGGCAATCTCGGTCTTACCATATCTAGGCGGTATATTGATTATAAGGCGGTTTATTTCGCCTTTGCTTACCTTTTCAAGGGTTTGGGCCAGTTCGATATGAAACGGCGCCACCTCGAATTTATTGCCCGTGTTTTCTTTAAATATAAATCTTGTAAAGAATAGTAAACTATTAATACATTTATTTTTAATAACCTCCCTAACTGCTTCCATTTTCCCATTTTAGTACTCTTTGTCTAGTATTTTATCTATTTCTTGCATTGCCTCCTCGGATATTTTACTTACCGGCATAGCGCCTTGGTGTACTATTTCCTGGCGTTCTACATACCCTCTTTTTTTGCCTTTGGTTTTCATATAGAAAAATACGCTGGCCTCTTTTTCCTTTTCAATATTCTTAAATAGCTTTGACTCTACATAGTCTAGCGCCAAATCTTCTAACTCAATTACCGCCTTTCTATACTCTGGGTCTTTATTTAACCAATCGTAATGAGTTTTTCTAGTTATACCAACTGCTTTTGCAGCAGTAGTAACTATACCCAATGATTTTTCTAAGGCTTCTAACATTGCCTTTTTTAATGTAACATTTTGTTTATTCATTTTACAAAATTAATTGAAAAAACCTAGAATGACCAAACTAGGTTTTAATGACTGATTGCGATAAGTTCAAACTCGACCTCGAATTATTATTATAATTTAAGTTTTCGATTTTTTTTATTGGCAATTAAAGAACGTTGTCATTTTTATATAAAGGTAAACCCATAAGGGTTACTTCTTTCTCTTTTTATAACATCATACGCATAGCTTTTACCTCGCCTTACATATTTTGATGCTTCTATATAATTATTAAAAGTTTTATTTAATTTTTTTGAGTAAACTTTTCTTTTAATAAGATTTGATTCTCTTTTTTCTAAAGTTTCAATTTTATATCCAGCTAATAATTTTTTATAATATTCTTTATGAACTGGGTTTTTAGTTTGTTTATACATCTTCTGAAAATACTCTTTCATATTTATTTCCGTTTATATGCACATCTAAGTTAGGATTTAATTTCAACATACGGTCTATAATTACTTGACAATATTTTGGATCTAATTCCATACCATAACAAATTCTATCTAATTGATGAGCTGCTACCATAGTAGAACCAGAACCTAAAAAAGAATCAGCAACTATGTCGCCTCTTTTTGAACTATTACCAATTTGATAAGAAATTAATGGAAGTGGTTTCATTGTAGGATGTTCAGCATTACGCATTGGCCTATCAAAATCTAAAACAGTTGTTTGTTTTCTATCAGTGTACCAATTATGAGCAGCACCCTCTTTCCAACCATATAAACAAGGTTCGTGCTTCCAATGATAATCTTGACGACCCATTACCATACTATTTTTAACCCATATCAAACATTGTTTAACCAATATACCAGCGTCTTTCATAGCTTGCCTAAAGTTAGCTCCTTCACTATCAGCGTGCCAAACATACCAAGAACCACCAGGTTTTACATAACTATTTGTTGCCGTGTAAAAATCATATAAAAACTGATAAAATTCATCGTCAGTTTTTTTATCGTTTTCAATTTTTAAAGCGTCTTTTGTTTTACCAGTATAATCTACATTGTAAGGTGGGTCTGTTACAACTAAATCAATAGTTTTATCACCCATTAACTTTTTCCAATTATCTNTTTCGGTTGAACTTCCGCATAACAATCTATGTTCNCCTATTTCAATTAAGTCTCCTAAAACAACATCTATTTTTATATNATCGGGTTCTGTATAATCGTCCTCTTCGGCTTCTAAAATTTCCTCATTAAAAAAATCTTCGGGCAAATCCATACCCCAATCGGANAACTCTTTCATATCCCATTCATTGGCAAGTATTTCCCAATCCCACTCACCAAANCCTACATTGTCTTTNATTATAAACTCATTNTTTTGCTCTTGCGTCCAGCCTTCAGCTACATCAATCCATACTTCTTTAAGNCCAGCTTTTTTACAAGCGTTTAAACGCATATTACCGCCTAAAACAATCATATTTTCATCTACGACNATTGGGCGTTTTTCTAGCATTTCGGGAAAGTCTTTAATGCTATTAACTAATTTGTTAAATTTTGGGTCGCGAATATACCTTGGGTTTTTTTCGTTAGGTAT